CCGCGCTCTCGGTATTACCCGCGCTGGTGACACCAATGCCTTTGAGAAGGTTCCTCTGTTTGGTGGCGGTCAGGAGTACGGTGGTATCGGTGCTGCTCTCAGCACGGGCATGAACAGCCTCACTGATTCACTAGAGTACATGGGTTGCCGCATCATCAAGAGCAACCACCTACCAAAGACCAACCTCGGCTCCGCCCCAATCGGCGCTTCCAAGTATAACCTCAACTGCTCTGCGGTCAACCTACACGGTATGATCTTCCAGCCAGAGGCAGTTGCTGGTCTATCACTAATGGGCATGAAGGTTGATACCGTACAGGATGTACGACGCAACACTCAGTTCACCGTTGCTAGCATGCAGAAGGGTACAGGCGTTCTCCGTCCAGAACTATGTCAGGCACTAGTCGGCGCTGCCGCTGGTACTCTTGACGCTCGTTCTGAGCTACGCACTGCCCTCGGTGCTAACCTCACAAACGGCTTCTCTGCAGAATATGCAGTAACCGCGTAATAGAAATCACATCACCTTTGCAAGAAAGGAGGATAACATTGTTTATTCTTTCTTAAGGAGGTGATCCAATATCTAGCCCTCCGTCCCTTAAGTGGGACGGGGGGTTTTCTTTCTAAAAGGAGGCTACTATGGGATTCATTACAAAACTACAAGCAGTTAATCAGATGCTGTTGGCCGCTGGTGAAAACCTAGTAGCTGACCTTGTTAATGATAGCGGTGTCGATACAGGCATTGCTGAAACACTGCTAGATCAAATCTCTCTTGACTTTCAAATGAGAGGGATGGCAAACAACAAGTACATTAGAGAAGTAATTCCTGATCCTATCTCACGCAAGATTTACCTACCTTATGGTAATGATGATGATGAGCAAGGAGTTATTTCTGCTGAACTGGTTTCACTCCACTATAATGAGAAGGGGCAAATCATTGTTGCCCGTATCAATTATGAAGGTAATAAACCTATTCTTTGGAATATCACGGATGATACTGGTATTTGGTCAACCACACCAAAGTATTATCTTGAAATGATTATGAAACTTCCTTGGGAACTTCTGGATACACCAGCACAAAGAGCTATTCTTGCCACAGCAATGCGGCATTATCAGGCTATTACCCAAGGCGATCCTGCAACCGACCAGTTCCTAGCCCATCAAGAGGCTTTGTTTGGAGCTAAAGGTCGCGCTGCAGATATCAATGATAAGAAACGAAACATCTTTGAATCAGGAGACTCTGCCGTTAAAGCAGCAGTCAGAAGAAATCCATATATCAACGACCCCAATAGGTTTAGATTCTGGAGAACAAGAGGTATCTAATGGCAATAAGAAGAACAAGCCCACGCGCTGGTCTGATAAACACCCGTTTACCAGTACCAACCATCAACAGTGTTGGTCGTAATGCACCAAACAAGAGAGCTGCTTATGAAGCACAGAACCTTGACAATTGTTTTGTATCATTAGAGCGAAACTTTGAAAAGCGTCCCGGTTTTGAAGTTGTACCACAGTACACAATTCCCGACATTACCGATTGGGATTTTAACCAGCCTCAAACAAGAGTGGATTTGTTCCCATTAGATGGATTAGTTGCTCTTAACCACGATCTATGGTACTACTGGCACAACATTAACGAAGAGACTAGGTTCTTGATCGTCGTAGATTACTCTGCACGAACCAATGAACACAATCTTTATTATGTATTTCAGTTACTCCCTAATGGAACATGGAAAGACCGAAGCCCCCAAGGTCAATCAGCTGATGCAATCAATGGAAGCTTTCCAGAAACCACAGTTCCTACTAAGACCAGAGCTTATCTAACCTTTGGATCTAATGCTAGTGATTTAGGTACAGCAAAGACTGCTAAAGAATCCTTGCAAGCGGTATCATTAGGAACAAACATTATCATTCTAAACAAGAATGTATATGCTGGTTTCTCTTCAGATGATGACGGCTTGATGTTTAACCTTAATGGCACTAAGGGAACCGAAGAAGATATAGCTGGTAAGAAGGTTACTTATTATTCATCAGCTCAGGTTATTCCAATCTATGCCAGTGGTTCGGATTACAAGACCAAAGAAGACGATGTGTTCCTTGGTTATAAGCCAGCGACTACAGCTGTTGGTGGTAGTATTAAATCTACTACAGTTTTTTCTGAGTCACCTCTTGTTGTTGACTTTGAACTGCAGCCAAGCCCTTCTGAAGTTTCTGGAACCAATCCAATCTCTGCTATCTCTTCTACCTATAACGGATATAAGCTAGAGATTCCAGAGATTAATGCATCAGGAACTGTTCAGCAATACTTTGGAGATACAAAGATTGCAAGAGTTTTATGGACAGGCCAACTTCCACAGGATAACGCAACTATTGTAACTGCTCCAACTAGAGTTGATGCTGTCACTTACCAGCAAATTCCAACAGTTCATACTTCTTATGAGTTTGAATTAGGAACTAATGCTTCTACTACAGCTAACTATTATACAAATAAAACCATTGAGATAATGAATGGTTCTACTGTTACTGGAACAGCGGCAATTTATTCCTACAATAGTGCAACAAAGAAAATCAGAATTAAAAACTGGAACGGACCTAGTAACATTGTATCAGGAACCGCATATAGAATTAAAATTGATATAGTTACAACAGGTATGGGTGGCACTAATATTCGTACTACTTATTATCATGGTAATATTCCTGCTACTCTTACTTACATTAACTTAACAAACGATAAACCTTATAACCTAACTCCAGTTACTTACTCTGTAACTCTAGATTCAAGTGCTTCAAGCACCAATGATTTCTATAAGAACTATCAGTTTGATGTGTTGTTTGTAGCACAGGCTGGTTCAGGTTCAGTAATTAAATATACTGGATCAACGAAGCAAGCTATTGTTACTGATTGGACAGGTGATGCACCTCTTAATGGTAATGCTGTTAACCTATCAATTAAAAACTATGCCTTCTCTTTAAGTTCGACTGTCACAGCTAAGCATATTCCTGTTGAAGATTATAAATACTTCCAGAATTCACTTGCTTATCTTGGACAAAGACTTAATGATGCAAGTGAAATCCGTCTTCCACCTGAAGTAGATGATTGGTATAACACCAACAGCAACGGCAGCAATAGCGTAGCTGATATCTCAGCCCAACGCATGCTTGAATTGCTATATGATCCTTTCCATCCATATGGAAACTACAATGGAAAGAATCTAGTTGGTGGTCGTGGTAAAGTTTATTACTGTCAGAATCCCTTCCTCAACCTAACAAGCGGATATTACCGTGTTATTTCGTGGAGAGAAGACACACCAGCGCAGTACTATAACTTTACTCTACCTCCCAAGATCACTGCTACTGGTGTAGAAGCTAATAAGATTATTCCATTTGGCAGACCATATCTTCAAAAGATCCGTACCCCAGATAAGTGGTCGTACATAGACCCAAATAGAATGCCTCAGAAGATTTCTCTACTGATTGGCGCTAACTCCTTAGAGTGGTCTATTGGTCCAGTCCGCTGGACTCCACGACAATCTGGTACTAATGATACCAATCCCGGTCCTTCTGTATTCAGAACTACAGATCGAAAGCAAATCAAACAAACTCCGCTCACTAGTATCTGTGTATTTAAAGACAGACTATGGTTTGCGGCTGATGATGTTGCCTTCTCTTCTCAGATTGGTAAGTACGAGAGCTTTTTTATTGAAGACCCTGCCAACATTATTGCTACAGATCCTATTGATATCCGTGCTTCTTCAAATGCGTTTGCTCAGATTACTCACATGACACCATTTGAAGACTATATCTTTATCAATACAAAAGCAAATATTCAGTTCCAGCTTACAGCTGGATCTAGAGATGAAAATGATTTAATACTTACACCCTTCAATGTAATGTTGTCTCCTACAACTTACTATGCTGCGGTGTCCTTTGTTGATCCTCAGACTATTGGATCACAGCTTTACTTCTTTGACCGTCGAAAACTATATCTATTTACTGGTAAGAATAACCTTGGATATAGTTCGGCTATTGAAGTTTCAAGTCAAGCACATGATTATTTACCAGAGAACTTTGGATTTGTTTGTACCGGACCAGCTCAGAATACAATCTTTGTTACTGATGCTGATAATGAAAACATGATTTACATGTACACTGTTCGTTTTAGTGGTGATCGTGTAATCCAAAACTCATTCTATCGTTATATATTAGATTCAGAATCTTTAGTAAATAGCATGCAAGTTTATAATAACTATCTCTATGCTGTTATTGCTAGAAACAATAAAGTTGTTATTGAACGAACTCTACTTCAGAATGAAAAGAACGATGTACCACGAATGGATCATATGTTTAAGATTAAACTTAACTCTGACATTGGTGGTGAAGAACTAAATGTTACCTATACTTCAGGTAATAATATTAGCTATTCCGCTCTTAATCCAACTACAAGCAAGGTTCACAGCGCACAGGTCGAAGTAGAGCGTATCTTTACCGCAGATAGAGATGCCAATTCAACTATCATTACAGACTTTTTAAACGATCCTAATGTAAGCATTGCCGATAAAGCAGCTTTGTTTATCATTCCAAATGATCGTTTAGTCTTCAACGAAACAGCAAAAGAAATAACCAGCATTAATCTACCAGCTACTGGTGATGTGTATGACTTTGTTTACACTCCAATTGGTGGGCCTAATACTGGAATACAACAAACAATTAAAGTTCCCGGTCTAAGTAATGGTCAGTCCCTTACTTTACGCCGCTTGAATGAACCTAATGTAACTTATAATCCCGGTCTACATGAAACAACCTTTAGACTTCCCGCCGCTAACTACGGTGTGAATGATGAGTTTAGAGTTGTTGTTGCTAAGCCTTGGGTAAATGACCCCAACTACCTTGCTCAAGAAGGACTACAGCCTGAAGATCTGGTCGGAACAGCGTTCCCTCCTCTTGT